TTCTCAAATAAGATTCATAATCTTTAAATGTCACTAATCTATTTTGTGTTGTAAATTGTGCAGCTGAATTAAATTTAATTTCATCGATTGATTTTTTTACTGAACTAACAGAGGCGGCAGATACAGGTCTAATATTAAAATTAGTTAGACTTTCATTTAGTGAATCTGTTAATGAAGATGAACCAATAAAGTTATTGGCTTTATTTGCATTTGTTCCGTTTGTAACAAGGTAACGAACTGAAACTACTGCACCATCGGGCAGTTTTTTACCAACGATATCATTACCAAAATAAACTTGGAATTTACCACTCTTATTTTCTTGTAGGTAGAAAACATCACTAGTTGAAGAAACATCAAGTATGTCTGTAACTTTAGAATAAACTGCAATTTGAGTATTGCCAACCGCAGGCCTTACTGATACTCTAATTGTTGTGGTATCAATATTAGATTCGGGTAAAGAAAAAATCTGTTTTGGATTTGTAGATTGATTGTGTGTAAAGTTATATGTTACAAGTTGGCCTTCATAAAGGTCGACATTCTCAAAGTAGTATTGGGAATTTGCTTTTGAAACAATCGTATCTTCCAAAACAACAAAACTGTAAGCACTACCATCAATCTGATTAGATAAGAATCCATAACCAGAAGGTAAAGTTAAATAACCGGTATTAGATGTAGATGAATTAACAGTCAAGTTAATTGTTGCAATAGGTGCTCTCTGTGAATATGGAGTATAACCTAATTTTTTAGCATGTGAAACAACAGAATCACGCAACAAAGCCGTATCAAGGAACGACTCATTCGCAACCATGTTTAGATAGTATGCATTGTAGTGGGTATTGTAAGCAAGAATATCCAACAGAACGGACAGACCAGAACCCTCAAAGTCATAGTCTGTAAACTCGTTTTGTTGATTTAAAAACGCTTTTAAATTGTTCTTGATTGTATCAAAATCAAGTTCGGTAACTCTTAAACGGTCTGCCATGTTTATCTAATCCGTTCTAGGAAAAATTTAATTGTAATTGGGTCTGGACTGTTGACAACAAAGAATTCCAATATAACATTGTATCTATTATCATCAGGAGATGCAGTTGTTGTAACTTTAGAGACTTGAACTCTTGGTTCGAAATTGACAATCGTTTCTTCAATTTCTCTTTCAATTTGCGCCGCCATAACGGAGTCAACATTCTCGAATAACATACGGCGAATGTTACTGCCTATTTCTGGTCTAAAAGGGCGCTCATAATGATTAGTCAAAATAAGATTTTTAACCGCATTAATAACTGCATATTCGTTGATATGCTTATTGATATCTTTGCGAACTGGATGCGCTGTAAAATTCAAATCCAAGTCTTTGAATGTTCTTGCGGAATTGATATTTGTTGTTATTGTCGCCATCTTCTATTTATTCAACCTCCGGCAAATACATTACCCGAACCAGCAGTAATTGTGTTAGGACCATAATCATCTCCAATTCTTCCAACACCTTTTCCGCCAATTTTAACTGTTGACGAATAACCAGATAGAGTTGAAGTGTCAATTGTGCATCCTCTTTTAGGATGCGGTGCAATTGTATTACCTGCAACAACAATTAAGATACCATTTGCAAAAACATTATTTCCATTAACTTCTGCCACAGATGTTTTCATAGGAGTCGGACAGTTTCTACCTGGTCCACCATCTTGTGATAACACAGAATCTCCTGCTCTAGCAACTGATGGCATTATTGTTTTCCTCTTGAAACCAAATCTTTTACTGCGGCTACGGCAGACTGATACTTCCAGTAATGCCATTCTGTCAAATTAATAGACACATTTTGTTTAGGTTCAATACCTGCTGCATCAACTGAGATAGTCACAGGATATGTTTCTTCTCTGGATGTTGGCGTTGGCATATTGTATTCAACCAACGCAAAAAAATCTTCTGTTGTGTCTGGTGGTAATATTTTAAATGTACCATCAGGCATTCTAAATCTGTAATAGGCACCTGGAAATAGATTTGCAGTTTTACCACTAATTTTTGCGGTAGAACTAGATGTTTTTGTATATGTCAATCCGATAGCAGCAAAATCATAAGAACAAGAATGACTGGTCACATTTGCAACGACATTATTTCCTGTTCCATCATCTGCTTCAGCAGTATAAGTTATATCTACTGAAATGGTACTTCCTTCCCATGCAGATTTTACTGCTCTCGAAAGAAGAATTGGATCAGTAATAAAACCATAAGCATCACTAGGAATTTCACCTGTTGGAAATCCCGATTCGTTAGAAAATGAAACGATAACATTTGCTGACATATTAGTTCAGATTAATTGTTCCGGCATTGACACTAAAATTACCGGCAGAGATATTATAATCTCCACCAACATCGGATGTTTTACTTCCACCAACTGTCTCTGAACAATCACCACCAATATCTAATGTGGCACTTCCATCAACAGTCGCACTCAAATCACCATCAACTTGTGCAGTAACACTACCATTTACTGTGGCATCAACATCACCTTTGACCAATGCGGTAACACTACCATCAACTTGTGCATCTACATCACCAACAACATATGCGATAAGGTTTTCATCAACAGTTGCATACATGTTTTTCTGAACATAAATCTCTGCATTACCTTGAACAGTAATTTTACAATCACCCATAACATATAGGTGGTCATCTTCCATAACAATAGAATATCTACCTTTGGTAATCTTTTCTACTCTGTCGCCATCGGGAAACCATTCTGTAAAACTTCCATTTCGGTGTGCAATGTGAATTCGTTCCGCACCAGGCGTATCATCATATTCAACAATATGACCAGATTCAGTTTCCATAACATTGTTGTATGGATAAACGGCATCATATAATGTTTCTGGTTCATCCCAATTACTTAATTCTTCTTCTTTATTGTATGTCTTTATTTCTTTAACGACATTATCTTTTCGTTCTTGGATAAATGTTTCTGTAATTGTCTCTGCATCATTTCTTGCAATGCGAGAAGTTGAAGGTTCATCCAAATAAATTGGATTTGGATCCGCTTGTGGTTTTTCGTTTATTACTATACCTGTGCCATCCTCAACATATTCTTTTGATTCGGGTGGTCTTGGTGCATCAGTTAAATCTTCTCTTGGGTCACTAAATGCTTCTTCTGGATTTGCCTCTTTAAGGGGAATACCTGGAAATTGACCAAACACAATTCTTGTTTGAGCGGCATCACCATCCGCAAAGAAACCAAGAACCATATCACCCTCTCTACAAGCATATGGGTTTACATTGTTTACTGGAAATGCAACTTGGGCCCAAGGTAATGCATCAGTTGGAAGTTGCATTTTATTGTCCGCATCCCAACCAACACATCTAACTTTAAGGCGACCTAGTTTGAGTGGATCCATCCTATCTTCAACAAATCCAACCCACCAAATAAATCCATTTTTACCTGCAACATCTGATTGATTATCCATATTAATAACTCAAAAGGTCCTCTTGTTGTTCTGAACTACTCATAGTAACTTCAACATCAGAAGATGTAGTTGCTACCTCAATAATTGTTTCGTGTTTTTCGTAACCAATAATTTGGCGTGATGCCACGATAATATATTTACCACTTAAACTCTTATCTTCATTGTCATCACCTTTGAATTTTTTACCAAAAATAGGCGCTTCAACATTTACATTAAATCCTGAAGTCAATTGAAAATTTCCAGGCATAGCAATTTTGAGTCTTTTTGCCATAAGGTTTTCAATAATTGATTTTCGTTGAAACATCCATGATTCGGTGTTGTCTAATTTTGATAATGATGTTGGGTCTTTATCTTTAATATAATTACTAAAATTTTGTGCTAAACTAAAAGCAGATAAAGATTTTCTCGATTCATATGATTCCACATTACTTACACCACCACGATTTTTAATTATAGATGCATTTGGATTATCATTTGCTTTATCCATTGTTGCATCCACATCAGCATATCCAATTTCTTTTTTTGCAGTTGTTCTTGTGAGTGGATCAAAACCAATGAATTGCCCGGCATTAACACCAGACCTTTGTTTTGAAATACTGTCGGCTTGTTTTACAACTTCAAATGCTCTTGCTGAACTGATTTCTGCAAATGCACTACCCTTTGATTGATTTTTAGGTGCAAATTTAACATCCAATATTTCTTCTTGTGTTAATAACATAGACAATGGTGCAAAATTAAAACCAATTAAATTTTGAAAGAATAGGTAATTAGGTGCTTGTTTTTGGTCCAAACTTCTTTTTGCACACCATTCTATGGCTTCAATTGGTCTTAAATTTGGGATAACTATATTTCGAATACCAACAGTATCTTCAAAAATGCCATCCGATTCTCCAGATGGAACACCCAAATAATCTTCTAAAATTTTCTCAACAACTTTACCATATGTGTTGTCGTATGACTGATTAACTCTTTGTTGGTCTGAATACATCAATTCATCGGAACAGAAATGTAAGATGTAAAGTTCGCTATTTAAACCATCATTTTTACGAGTAGATTGTTTGTAAATGCGAAATGCTTTTTTAAACGAACCAATATCAGAATTACTGTCTTTAGCAATATCAATTAGAATAGATTCAGAACCATCAAACAATAAACTGCCAGACAAACCTGCAGCATCACGGATTAAAATATTTCCACTCATAACAGGCAAAAATAAAGAATCGAAGATGTTTATTTCTTCATAGATGACCGAAATATCAATTGGCCCGGCTTTAGTAACAATCGTCAATTCATTTATTTTGAATTGCGTTGATTTACCCATTGTTAAACTCATGCTTTAATGACCTTCTTAAATTCTTTTTCTACCGCAGTAACAAATTCTGGTTTTAATAATTTAATAGTTCGTTTACTATCATTAACTGCAATTTCATATTGATAGTATGATTGCGTTTCTTTTGATACAATTTGAGTTATTTTACTACCATCTTGTAAATTATAGTCAATATTACTTGTGGCAGTATTTGCATATGTGTTAGCATCCAGTTGAATCTTTTCAACTATTTTTACATCATCTACATTTATTCTTGTAATTACTTTATAATATGCTTGAACATTACTTGGTGACATAGCCCAAGTTAAACCTTTTACAGATGTGTTTGCGGTATCTGCATATTGAGGTGCGGAATATTTTGTATCAATATAATCAACCAATACTCTATCTTTAAGTGGCCAATCAAATTGTGGGTCGTAAATGTCGTTAAACATTAAAACAATCCAATGTCTTTCTGAGTTTTCATAATATTTGGATGCAATAATTTCTGGTGTATCGCCATCTTTGATATCGTATTTGTAAAATGCGGAAGAATTTTCTTTAAGTGTAGATTCAAATCCAAATCTTGCAATAATATTTGTTACAGTATCTAAACCTGCCGATGAGTTGTTGGCAGTATAAAGTGTTTTTGGAAAGTAATTAAAATATTTTGACATTAACTACCTCTTGCCAATGTATCTGCATTTGCGAAATCATCTCTAAAATCTGCCTTTGTTAAGTATGTCATTTCTTGGAATTGTAATGTAGCTTGAATTGATACTGGCATACCTGTGCGACCCAAATAAGGTTCGTTTTCACCAGGTGTCTCATATGCAGCCCAACCATTTGGTGCATAGTTGATATCAAGTGTAGTTAATACGCAAGTTGCAATTTGTGGAATGTTAGGATTTTCTTTACCTGAATTATAAAATTTAATATCAAATTCGGAAGGAGGAATTAAAAAACCTCCTGCATTTTTCATTAGTTCTGGTGCTTGATGGAAACGAAGTCTTTCTAAAATTCTTTGAACTTCTAACGCTTCTCTTTCATCTCTCGGATAAAATGTAAAATCAAATTGGAATGTTCTAAAATTAGGAGACTTGTAAACCATTTCCAACATTGGATTTTGCACACGACCTGTTGAAGCTAAAATTGCTTGACCTGTTTGAGCACTACCTAACGCTTCTGCAACGGCAGTACCTGCTTTTTGTTTACCAATTTCTGTGGCAGTTTTACCTATCGCACTAAGACCTTCTGCACCACCATTTTGGAAAGCATCATAAACTGATTTACCACCGGCAAGTGCTTGACCACCTAATTCACTACCTAAATTCAATTGGTCATAAGATTGTGAATAATTGTATTGTAATGTGTCTGGCATATACAACGCAATTGCATCTGTTGTGAGTTTAGTTGTTCTTAAAAAATTTAAACTACCGCCAGTGATTCTTTTAATTGAATTATCGATAAGTGATTGTGTGGCAACAGAACCACCACCTAAACTGATATTTGCTTGGCCAAAAATATTACCAATACCACCTGTGATACCACCAATAATACCACCTGCGGCTTTACTAATTGCACTTGTAATACCACTTAAAACGCCGCCTGTTTTTTGATTGAGTTGGTTTAATCCATTATTAATTTTACCCATTAATTCATTACCAAAATTTGTTGCTAATTTTTGTGGGTTGGCCAAGTTTGCTAAATCAAAAGCTGGTCCTAAACCACCACTAGCACCAAAATCGGAAACTGTGGTTCTTTTAAAACTAGACTCTTTCTGTTCACGGATATAAAAAATAACATAGTGTGATTTGTCCGTATTACCAATATCTAATGGATAACGGAGTGTAGTTCTTTCAAATTGACTGCCAGAAAGGCTAGACAAAGGACCTATTCTGTTTCCAGAACTTTTATTAAAAGATATGTCTGAGAATCCAAAAAGCGCCATGATTGTCCTATGAAGGGTTATAGATAATATTTATGTCATACAAAGGATGGTTTCGTCCAAGAAACCCAAACAAATATAAAGGCGATGCCTCAAACATCGTCTATCGTTCCAATTGGGAACTTCGGGTAATGAAATACCTTGATGAAAATACTGCCGTCATATGGTGGGCATCTGAGGAGTTGCCGATACCTTATGTGTCGCCAGTTGATAATAAAGTGCATCGTTACTTTCCAGATTTCATAGTCAGGATCAAACGGAAAGATGGCTCCGAGCAGACTTCAATACTAGAGGTGAAGCCGTATAAACAGACGATGATGCCAACTCAAAAGCGCAAGACCAAACAATACCTATATGAAGTTACCCAATATGCCATAAATCAAGAAAAGTGGAAAGCTGCCACTTTGTTTTGTAAAGAACATGGATGGCAGTTTCAAATCATAACAGAAAAAGAACTTGGCATTTGAGATAAATACTCAAATGGCGAAACCACTAATTGACAGAATAAAAACATCATTGGCGAAAGAAGGACTTTCACCAAGGACAAATGCAGCTCGTGCTTGGTTGAGGTCTAAAGTTAAAGACTTATCTCCAACACCAGGTTCTATCATGCGTGACCAACAAAGACTTCGGGAGAAATCTATGATTGGTCGTATGTATTTTTACTTTTACGATCCAAAGTGGAAAGATTCGTTGCCATATTACGACAGGTTCCCATTGGTTATTCCAATTGAACGCTACCAAGACGGTTTTCTAGGGTTGAATTTACATTACATTCACCCAAAGCAACGAATTATCCTTTTAGACAAATTAAGTCAAGTTGCATCAAATGATAGTTATGATGAAAAAACTAAACTACGATTAAGTTATAGTTATTTAGCTAGTGCTTCAAAAGCATTTGAGGCTATGCCTTGTATCAAACGATATTTATTTACAAATATACAATCTCGCTTTTTAGAAATAACTGCTGACGAATGGGATATAGCGGTAATGTTACCTGCTGAAAACTTTGTTGGTGCAACAACAAGCAAAGTATGGTCAGATTCTAGGAAAAAATTCTAAATGTCATTTTCACCAAATTTATTTTTATCTAATATAAGAGCAAAAGATGGACTTGCAAAACCTTCCCGTTTTGAAGTTGTTCTTCCTATTCCACCTTACATTAATAGTTTTGTAGGCAATTCAGTTATTGAAAAGATTTTGAATTTTCCAAACTCCATTTTCTCAGATGTTTCAGATGCCATTGGTTCTGCATTTGGTCGTGGAGGCGAGCAAGATGAATATTCCAAAACTTCAAATTCTTCCATGTCGAGGTACTTAGCGCTTCAATGTGAAAGTGCAGAATTACCAGGTAGAACATTACAAACTGCCGATGTAAAAATTTATGGACCTACATTTAAAGTTCCATACCAATCACAATACGGTGACACAACATTAACATTTTTGTGTACCAATGAATTTTATGAGCGTAAATTGTTTGACCGTTGGATTGAAGCAATTCATCCTTCTGATACAAACAACCTTAGATATCCAAAAGGAGAAAAATCCAGATATCTAACTAATATTAAAATTATTCAATATGATGATTTTATTAAAAAGATTTACGCAGTAGAATTGATGGATGCATTTCCAATTGGAGTTGCACCACAACAGTTAAGTTGGTCTGAAGATGGATTTCACAGACTATCTGTGCAAATTGCATATCAAAGATATAGACCAATTTACGAAGGATCCTATGACCTTGCCTCAGCGGCAACTGCGTTGTTTGGTTCTGCATTTTCGAGAATTTTACCGCTGGGTAAAGCATTTTAAAAATTTATAAAGCGAGGATATTATGGCACTACCTAAACTAGATGTACCTACCTTTGAAGTCAAAATGATTTCAAGTGGTAAGACTATTCGTATTCGTCCGTTCTTGGTAAAAGAACAGAAATTATTTCTAATGGCATCAGAATCAGATGACCCAAAAGAAACTATCCGTGTGATTAGACAGGTATTGAAAAATTGTATTTTGGACGATATTGATGTTGACCAATTACCAACATTCGACTTAGAATGGTTGTTCATGCACTTGAGAGCGAGGTCTGTTGAAGAAATTGTCGACCTCAAATACAAGTGTAATAACATGATTAAAGACACCGAAGGTGATGAAAAAAAATGTAGTGGTGTTGTAGATTTCAAATTGAATCTATTAGAACTGCAACCATTTAAACATGAAGCACATTCTAACAAATTTAAAATTACTGAAAAACTCGGTATTTGTTTAAAATATCCAACTTTTGAACTCATTGAAAAATATGAAACAAAAGATGAGAATGAAGTTATGTTAGATATTTTGGTTGATTGTATTGATTACCTTTACGATGACGACCAAATCTACTATGCAAAAGATTCTACAAGAGATGAATTAAAAGATTTTGTAGATAACTTACAACAAAAAGATTTAGAAAAAATTAAAAACTTTTTTGAAACTGTACCTGAAATTAAGAAAGACTTAAATTTTGAATGTCCTAAATGCGGTTATCACGAATCGATAACTGTGAAAGGTTTACAAAATTTTTTCGTCTAACTTTTCGTTATGATACCCTGAGAAATTATTATGAAACTAACTTTGCTATGATGCAACATCACAAATACAGTTTAACTGAACTTGAAAATATGTTGCCATGGGAAAGAAGCATTTATGTGGGTCTGCTTGTTGATTATTTGAAGAAAGAAAAAGAACGCTTGGAATTGCAAAAAGCCTCAAGAAGAAGATAGTAAATGGCCGCTAATAAAAAAACAAATCTCTTAGACATACTTGCCGAAGAACTTGGTTATAAGTCTGGTAAAGATTTAAAAGAAAAAATGAAATCTGGCGGAGGTGGCTTAAAAAGTCGCCTAGAATCTGGCGAAGGCATCAAAGAAGCGATTAAGGGTAGTGTTTCTGATTTTAAAGGAAACATTAAAAAGGCGACAGACCCAAAACGATTTGGTAAAAAAGTTTACATGAATTTTTTTGGCGGAGACGATGTGTTCTCCGCCTACATGCGTGGTAGACTTAATAAACAAACTAAAGATAAAGTTGGTAAAGACGATATATCGCCTACACCTGATGCCGCAGGAAGTGGTGGTGGTATCGACCAAGATGCGGTTGCATATCTACGCATCATTGCAAAGAGTTCATTATCACTACATCTCATGTCCAGAGATGTTAATGTTCTTCGCCAAAATATTGTAAAACTTACAAAGATTGAAGCTGATTCTTATAATAAAGATAAGAAGAAAAAAGACCAAGTTGAGGCAGTTGATGAAGCGGACATGTATTTTTTAAAAGAGGATGAAAAAGAATCCAAATTAGAAGCAGATAAAAAGAAAATACAAGGTGAGAAACCTACTCAAGTAAATAAAGAAGGTAAAGAAAAAGATTCTGGTGGTGGTTTATTGGACACTATTATTGGTTTCTTTAGTAATAGTTTTCTAGGTGCATTTAAAGGTCTTTTAAATCCAAGTGCGTTATTAAAAATTCTTGGTAAAGTCTTTATATTCGCAACAATTTTCTTATCACTATTCAATGGCATTACTGCGGCATTTGACCGTTGGAAAGAAACTGGTGATTTGAAGGAATCAATCATTGCCGGTCTTGGTGCAATTGTTGACTTTTTAACATTTGGTTTTTTTGGTGAAGATACTGTTCGTGAATTGTTTGGTAAAGTATCTGCATTTTTAGACCCTATTATTGATACTATTGGTGGTGTAATTGATGGTTTGAAAAATTGGGTTGTCAATAATGTTGGCATTCCAAAAATATCATTAGGTAGTATTAAGAATCCATTCACTGGTACTGTTTACGATTTAGGTTCAGTTGGTCCTTACTACCCGTTTAAAAAAGATCCATCTAGTTCTG